AAAAATCATCAGCATTAGATAGAATTAATATAAGAAGACTACTTATAAGAGTTAAGAAGTTTATTGCGTCATCTTCAAGATTCTTATTGTTCGAACAAAATAACGCACAAACTCGTAGGAGATTTTTAGATATGGCAACTCCATTTTTAGAAACTGTTCAATCACAATCTGGTTTGAACGCTTTTAGAGTGGTAATGGATGAAACTAATAATACTCCTGATGTTATAGATAGAAATCAAATGGTTGGTCAGTTATTTTTACAACCAACAAGAACAGCAGAATTTATAGTATTAGACTTTACTGTACAACCATCTGGAGCGACATTTCCAGAATAATTATTAGGAGAAATTTAAATGGCAGAAAAAATAGTAAGTCCTGGTGTATTTACCAATGAAATAGATGCAAGTTTTTTACCAGCAGCAGTTGCTGATATTGGAGCCGTAGTTGTAGGTCCAACTGTAAAAGGTCCTGCATTAACTCCGACTGTGGTAACATCGATGGCAGAATATGAACAAATTTTTGGAACTACATTTTCAAGTGGTAGTGGTACTGAAGAAGACGATTATACTTTCTTAACTTCACAAACAGCTAGAAATTATTTACAACATTCAAATCAGTTAACTGTGGTTAGAATACTAGCTGGTTCTTTTAGTGGTGCTTCTGCTAATGTTGTAACTGGTAGTGGTAATTTTTATACTGGAAGTGCTACTGTAGGACATCCTTCAGCAGTTGGTACAAATGTATCTTTTAAACTTCATACTTTAAATGATGGTGCTATATTAAACAATAGTGGTTCTTCATTTGCTTTTGTTAATGATGCAATTGATACAACTGGAGTGGAAGCTGCTTCTGCTGATTGTTCATTCAAAATAAATATCCCAGCTGCTAATGGTGGAGAAGGTGGAGATATCACAATTCTTTTAGATGACAGCGAAAATTCTGACCCTGCTGAAGGTGCGAATAAAATAGCTATAGCTACAGCGGGAACATCAGATGCTGATAAAGCAGGTGATATAATCGATGCTATAAACGGAACTACAAATGCTCTTGTTGATTTTGCAAGTAGTGGTAGAGGACAGGCTGGTGTAAATGGTTTATTTGCTTTTGAAGGTTCAAGTAACACTCAAATTTCACTTGTTATGGATGTAGTTAAAGGAACTGTTGGTAATATTGCAAATGCAATTACAACTGTATCTGGTGTAGATATAGTGGATAATAGAAGTTTTGCTGGTGGTGTCGACCCAGTGGGTTCGAATGGAATATTAGTTTCAGGTTCAAAAGATAATGTTAGATATGAAATACATAGTGTGAATCCTACTAAAGGAACATTTGGTTTAGGAATAAGAAGAGGTAATGATACAAACAATCAAAAACAAACACTTGAAACTTTTAACAATGTAAGTCTTGACCCAAAAACTAATAATTTTATCGGAAAAGCTGTTGGTACTCAATATAGGTCAATAGGGACTGATGAAAATGGAAATCCATTTATACAATTAAATGGTGACCATCCAAATATATCAAAATATGTAAGAGTTGAAGTTATTAACACCACACCTGATTATTTAGATGAAAATGGTGATGTTAGAATACCTGCTCAATCTGCTTCTTTACCAGCACCTGATAGTGGTTCAGATGGAGGTTCATTCGCTGGTGGTTCTGATGGAACAGTAACTCATCCAATGTTATTCAATGAAAATATATCAGAAAATAGTTCTCAAGGTTTAGACCCAAGTACTGATGGTGGTGCGGCTGGATATGATGAATATATAAAAGCATTAAAATTATTAAATAACGCTGATGAATATGATTTTAATTTATTATTAATGCCAGGAATTTTAGAAAATGTACATGGTGGAGTTGTCACAAAAGCAATTGATATATGTGAAGATAGAGGCGATTGTTTTGTCATAATCGACCCAGTGGGATACGCTAGTAACCCAACAGCTGCTAAACTTAGGGCAGAAACAAGAAATACAAGTTATGGTGCTATGTATTGGCCGTGGGTTCAAGTACCAGACAATCAATTAGGTAAAAATGTTTGGGTACCGCCTTCTGTTTCTGTAGCTGGTGTTTATGCATTTAATGATAAAGTATCTCACGAATGGTTCGCACCTGCTGGTTTAAATAGAGGTACTTTAGATACTGCTAAAAGAGCAGAAAGAAAATTAACTCAGTCAAATCGTGACGAAATGTATGATGCTAATTTAAATCCAATTGCAACATTTCCTGGTCAGGGTGTAACAATATTCGGACAGAAAACATTACAGAAAAAAGCATCTGCACTTGATAGGGTTAATGTAAGACGATTACTAATTAGAGTTAAGAAATTTATTGCAAGTAGTTCAAGGTTCTTAGTATTTGAACAAAACACTGCTACAACAAGAAGAAGATTCTTGGATATTGCTAATCCATTCTTAGAAACAATTCAATCACAAAGTGGATTGAGTGCATTCAGAGTGGTGATGGATGAAACGAATAATACACCAGATACGATTGATAGAAATTATTTGGTAGGACAATTATTCTTACAACCTACAAAAACTGCTGAGTTTATTGTGTTAGACTTTACAATACAGCGTTCAGGTGCAACATTCCCAGAATAATTTGATGATTTTTAATGTTTTTCTATATTTATATATAGAAAATATGTAACCATATTATAAAGTAATAGGAGAAATTTAATGGCTGAAATGTTAGAACCACAAGATATTATGTTTACCCCTTTTGAGCCGAAACTCAAAAATAGGTTTATAATGAATATTGATGGTATACCCGCTTATTTAATCAAAACAGCGAACAGACCAAATTTAGAGTCTGACGAAGTTATTCTTGAACACATGAATGTTACAAGATACATCAAAGGAAAATCAAGATGGCAACCAATTGATATCACATTATATGATCCAGTAGTTCCTTCAGCTGCTCAAGCAGTTATGGAGTGGGTAAGATTACACCACGAATCAGTAACTGGTAGAGATGGTTACTCAGATTTTTATAAGAAAGATGTGACATTTAATATGTTAGGTCCTGTTGGTGATGTAGTTGAAGAGTGGAAGTTAAAAGGTTGTTATATCCAAACCGCTAATTTTGGTGATTTGGATTTTGCTACAAGTGACCCTGCAGAAATCACATTGACACTAAAATATGATTATGCAATACTTCAATTCTAATTGATAAACATAAAATATAAGTAAAAAACCCTTAATAATGAAGAAATATTGAGGGTTTTTTTATTTTTATATATATTTATATACGAGGTTATATGAAAACAACATTTGAAGAAATAATTAAACAAGTTTTAGAACATGAGGGTGGTTATGTAAACGACCCAAATGACGCTGGTGGTGAAACCAATTTTGGTATAGCTAAAAGATGGTATCCCAATGTCGATATAAAAAATCTTACCAAAGAACAAGCCAAAAAAATATATCATCAAGATTATTGGAGACCAGCCAAATGTGATGAGGTGCCTCCCAAGTTAAGACATATTTATTTTGATATGTGTGTTAATTTTGGTAGAAGAGGGGCTGTAAAGGTTTTACAACAAGCTGCTAATTCTAAAAATAAAAATAAGATAGATGTAGATGGTGGAATCGGGCCAGCTACACTAAAAGCAATACAAAATCTAAGTGTGGATAGAGTAAGGGCTTACAGAGTTTTACGATTCGCTAACATAGTTATAAACAAACCAAATCAAGAAAGATTTTGGTTAGGTTGGTTCAGAAGAGCCACCGAAGTTTAAATTAGGAGAAATTAAAATGTCAACAAGTAACGAATTATATGAATCAATAGAAGCAGCATTTGAGGATTTTCAAGAAAACCATAAAAAATTTGTAAGTAAAGGTGTAAAAGCCGCTGGTACAAGAGCTAGAAAATCTCTTGGTGAAATAAAAAAAATGGTTACAGCATATAGACAGGCATCTGTATCTGAATCAAAATCATAGGAGTTAAAAATGGCAGAAGAAAATAAATTTCCAAGTGAAATGATAGATTTACCAAGTAAAGGTAAATGTTATGATGAAAAACATCCTTGTTCAAGTGGAAAAATTGAATTGAAATATATGACTGCTAAAGAAGAAGATATTCTTACATCAGCTAACCTTATAAAAAAAGGTATCGTAATTGATAGATTGTTAGATTCACTTATCTTAACAAAAGGTGTTTCAACTGATGATTTAATAGTTGGTGATAAAAATGCACTTATGGTAGCATCTAGAATATTAGCTTATGGTGCTGAATATACTTGTGAAGTTACAAACCCAAAAACAGGTGAAAATATAGAACACACATTTAATTTAGCAGATTGTCCATTTAAAAAGATTGATGAAAAATTAACAGGAAGTGATACATTTTCAGTTACATTACCTATATCAAAAAAATCAGTAAAATTTAGACTATTAACAGGTAAACAAGAAAAAGATATAGAAAACGAAATTAAAGCATATAAAAAATTAGATGCTAATGTGTCTAAAGAATTAACAACTAGATTAAAACATGTCATAGTAGAAGCGGATGGTAGTACAGATAGGTCAGACATTAATAGTTTTGTTGATAATATGTTATCAAGAGATTCTTTATTTTTAAGAGGTGAAATTACTAAAGCTTCACCAGACATAGATTTAACTCAAGAAATTGATATAGGAGGAGAAATGGTCACGGTTACAATACCGATGACCTCCAACTTTTTTTGGCCTTCAGCCGGGCAATAGAAAAGATATCCACCAACAAATATTCCAATTAGTATATTATGGTAAAGGTTTTACTCATAATGATGTATACTCTATGCCTATTTATTTAAGAAATTTCTACTTTAAGGAATTACTAAATTCCAAAAAAGAAGAGAAAAAACAAATGGATAGTGCAAATAAAAAACAATCCCCACAAGTAAAGAGACCTAACATATCAAGATTTAAAAGATAATTTTTAACAAATTTGATATTTATATATGAATACAACTATCTAATTAGGAGACTATTAATGTCAAAGAAAAAATCATATATGGATAGAAAGAATATCTTATCAGAAAATTGGATAATGGATACTCTCGCTTCAGTATTTTTGTTACCATCAAATTTTGAAAAATATAAAGAGAAAAAACTTGATAGATACGCAAAAAAGATAGAAGCTTCTGATAAAAAAATTGCAAAACTTGAAAAAGAAGTAAAAGATTCACAAGAAGCTTTTTTTAAGGAATTAGAAAAAGATACTGGAGTAAAAATAAAAAGAGAACCAGCTAGACAAGCTATTGAAAAATATTTGAATAAACTAAACAAGAGATAATAAATGGCAGAAGAAGAAAAACCAAAACGAAAACGAATATTTGCGGGTGATACTGATGAGGTAAGAAATCTTAATGACGAAATTAAGAATTCTGCAGAATCTATAAGACAAATGGATGGGGCATCTTTAAATTTAGCAAACACAATTGTACAAATTGGTCGAAGATGGGATGAGAGTAAAAAATATTCTCAAGCAAATGTTGATAAAGCTAAAGAACAATCTAAAGTCGGAAAAATGATGTTGAATGTTATAGTTAATCAAAATAAAGGTAATAGAATTGCAACTAGTATTGCAAAAATGAGATTAGGTTTTGCTAGAATGTTTAATAAAGGATTAGTTGAAAGAAATAAAACATTATTTAAAAATCATGATAAATCACAAGAACTATCTGAAGAAGAAAAAAAACGCGTAAAGTCACAGAAAGATGCTGCAGATCTTGTATCAAGACAATCTAAAGGTATGGCGACTATGCTTGGTTCTGTTATAGGCATATTTGGCATAAGTGGTGGTATACTTGGATTGTTTAAATCATTTTTTGCATTACAAGGAAAAATTGGTGCTAAATTTGGTGCTATTGGAATGCATAGTGAAACACTAAAAAGTAATTTAATGGAGTCTGTACCTAATGCTACTAGAATTGGTAAAGGTATGGATAATCTTGTTGCTGTTACTGATGCACTGTCTTCTAATTTTGGTTTCTCATTAGAAAAAGCTTCTGGACTTTCATTAGAAATTGCTGACACAGCAACAGCGTTAGGTATATCAGATAGTGAAGCTGCTAGTTTATTCGGAACTTTAACTCAAATCGCTGGGGTGAGTGAATCAACCGCGACAGACTTTATGAAACAAACAGCGTTATTGGCTCAGGCTAATGGTGTTGCCCCAAATGCAGTATTACAAGATATAGCCAAATCTTCAGAAACAATTGCAAAATTTACTGGAACAACACCAGATAATCTTATGAAAGCAGCTGTTATGGCGAAGAAATTAGGAACAAATTTAGATACAGTTGGTAAAATAATGGATGGTATGTTGAATTTCCAAGAATCTATTGGAAAAGAAATAGAGGCATCTATATTACTTGGAAAACAATTAAATTTCCAAAAAGCGAGAGAACTAGCACTTAACAATGATATAGAAGGTGCTATGAAAGTTGTACTTGGTCAATTAGGTAGTGAAGAAGAATTTCAGAGAATGAATGCTATTCAAAGAAAATCTTTAGCTGATGCACTTGGAGTTGATGTCGCTACAATGGCTCAAATGATAAGTAAACAAGAAGAAGCTAGAAATTTAAATGATGTAATGGCTGAACAAATGCCACTGGAAAAAATGATAGGTGCTGAAGCATTAGATTCTATGGCAAAAGTTATTAGTGAATTTAAAGCGATTGGTGCTGAGTTAATGGTGACTATTGGTCCTGCTGTGATAGGGGTGATGGAAGGTTTTGCCTCATTTGTGAAAGAGGGTAGTAGGGCAAAAGTTCTAATGGTAGGATTAGCAGCTGCTATGATAGGTTTTGCAATATTTAGTACCATTAGTGCTATAGCTAATATTGTATCTGCATTTTCACAAATACCATTTGGTGTGGGAGTACCTCTTGGTATAGCTGCAGCTGGTGTACTAATTGGTTTAATAGGTACAGCTGCTGCTGTAGTTAGTAGTATTGGTGATGGTGCATTTGGTGCGAATGCTGGAACAAAACAAATATCAACAGGAGAAGGTGAAATATATAATTTAAGTCCAAATGATGATGTTGTTGCTACTCCTAACTTAATAGATTTTCTTGATAATTTATCATTCACAAATGTTGGGGATTTAAGAATGAAAGGTACCGCATCACCACCACAAATGGAAAGTTTTGATAATCAAACTTTACC